CAACAACAGCCGATCCACCAACAGCCGATGCACCAACAGCCGATGCACCAACAGCCGCCGCACCAACAGCCGCCGCACCAACAGCCGCCGCTGCCAATGGAGTCGCCGCGTTACTGTCTACACTGAATCAATTGACGGCCATCGTCTCTGGATTACAGGGGATTGCAGACGTGATTAGCGCCATCGCAGAACCGGGAAGCCGTAAGCCCGTCCCATCTACCGAGGACACCGAGGACACCGAGGACACCGAGGACACTGAGGACACCGAGGACACCGAGGACACCGAGGACACCGAGGACACTGAGGACACCGAGGACACTGAGGACACCGAGGACACCGAGGACACCGAGGATGCTGCTGCTCAGGTTCGCCTCCCAAAGAAGAATCCATTCAAGGGGGGGGATGATTTTTTATGTTTGGGCAACGTTCCAACGTCCGGCTATCTGATTGCCGTATCGCCAGATAGGGATCGCGTTCTGCCAGAACAATTGGTCTCAGAGAAAGCGATTAATGGATTTATTAGCGGCAATAGAGACCTGTGGAACGAATCTTGTATCATGGGTGGCCGCGTCGATGACGTTACAGGGGAAGTCACCCTGTCTGCGTTTCGACATGTTGATACGGAGGCTAAGGCTATTCAACATTGCTCGATCCTGGGCGTCGATACTTTTTTCAATCTCAGCACAGGCGAAATGCAGTCACCGTCCGCATCGAAGTCGTTGGCGTGGGTCGATGAGAATGGCGTCAGGGGGCCGAATCTGATCAGGCGATTAGGCGACTATCGCGATCCGGGGGAACTCAGCGTCAAGTCGCTGTCGCCAGATCGATTCGGCGGCTACCTGTGCTTGTGGGGCGACGAACATAAGAAAGATTTAAGCGGAGAATGGTTCACACGCAACACGGCAGACCTAACATCGATCTTTGACGTTCTAGGGAAATTGCCAGCCCTCTACCATCACGCTGGCAATGATGTAGTAAAAACGGCAGTCGTAGGGATTATCGATGAAATGGAAGGAGACGATGTCGGGCTATGGGTAGAGGCGCAAGCCCGATTATCGAAGGCATATCGCCAATATATCCTTCCGCTGATTGATCAGCAGTCACTAGGCTGGTCGTCTGGGGCACTGCCGCGCGCTAGGCGTGTCGCTAAAAGCGGAGAAATTACACGTTGGCCGATTGTCGAAGGCAGTCTGACGCCCACTCCGTTTGAATGGAGAAACCTGGCCGATTGGCCCGTGGATCGCATCACCAAAGCCTATGAAATGGCCGGAATCGTTATAGATGATAATTTACTATTGAAAGGGAAAAAAAGATGACTCTGAATGAACTCATCGCCAAACGCGATGGCTACAAGGATCGATCGACGGAAGCATTTCTCGCGGGAAGAAATGAGGAGGGGAAGCGCCTCCTTGCCCTAGCAGAGAAGGCTACCGAATCGATTGAAGGGATTACGGCCGCCAGTGGAATCAAGCCGTTGCGTGGGCCGGTCGAGATAGCAAGCAATGGTGGCAGCTTTCTCTCTGCCGATAGCGATACCAAGGGCGCCGATATGCAGCGCGCCGCTTATCAGACTCGCTTCGGTGGGATTGACGATGCCGTCAAGGCTGTGCTGACCGATATGCATGGTTCTGACTATGCGGGCTGCTTCTGGTCGCAAAAAGCCGCTTTTGGGAAATTCCTGCGCAAGGGAGAGATTGGCCTGGAGCGCGGCGAAGTTCAACTATTGAAACAAGTGATCCTGACGCCGGGCGTTGTCAAGAGCGCCCTCCTGAACGGATTCGACAGCGTTGACGCGCTAAAATCGACAATGGGCGAAAGTATTGACTCGCTTGGCGGATTCAGCGCCCCTGTCGATTTTCAGACTCGCGTAATCTCGCGTATTGAAGGGCTGGCCATCGTGCGGTCTCGCGCTAGCGTGGATACCACAAGCCGGGATCGTGTTGAGTTTCCCGTAATCACAGGGGGGGACAATACCTATACCAGCAGCGTGCGGACAACGTGGACATCTGAGATCAACTTGGCCGACATCGGAACGAATTTGACGCTAGGCAGCGAAGTGATTCCAGTCCATACAATGATGTCGGAGGCATGGATCAGCCGCAATAACGTGGAGGATGCAGCCTTCGATATTGAAGGGCATCTTACGCGGCGGATTGGCGAATCTGCGGCAATGGAGGAGAATCTAAAATTCCTCACCGGGGCTGGCGTGGGCGCGCCGCAGGGTATTCTTCCCAATGGAACGAATGCCCTATCTCTGTCCCGCGTCCACAGCGGCTCGACCAGCGCGGTAACCTGGGATCAACTCCTGGCTCTCTATTACGGTATTGCCGCTCAATACCGCGCCAATGCAGTCTGGATCATGGAAGGCGCAACGGCACTCAACATTAGCCAGATCAAAGACGCAAACTTCGGCTATCTATGGCAACCGTACCAATATCAAGGAGGGACGATGGGGCCTGAGCCGCTCCTTCGTGGCAAGCCTGTCTTAGAGGATGAGGCAATGCCATCTATCGCCAATGGCGCTTATCCGATCATCTTCGGCGATCTGTCAGGATACCAGATTGTTGACCGCGTGGGAATGACCATTGAAAGATATTTAGACAGTGGCCCAGCCCGAAAAAATGCCATCGTCTATGTCATGCGCCGACGCGTCGGCGGACAGGTGCTAGAGCCGTGGCGATTTGCCGTGATGCAGAATGCAACGAGCTAAATTACACTACTGCCCCAATCAGGCAGTAGGTGTAACAATCAATAGAGATAATCGGGAAGTTTCACAGAATTATCTAGAAGGAAAAAGACAATGCATACACTTACGGAGAACTACATCTTCGAGGCACTTAGCCCGCAACTGGTCGATGACAGTGCGGTAGGTACACCATGGACACTCATGGATGCTGTCGATCCAGTGCTTTTTTATGTTATCGTTGGTGCGACGGACACGACAGTTGACGCCAAAGTGCAACAGGCCACCGCTAGTGATGGCACTGGCGCAAAGGATGTCACGGGGGGCGATATCACCCAACTAAGCGCCGCCGCTGGAGATGACAAGCAAGTTTCTGTCGAGGTCGAGCCGGCGAGGCTTGACATTAAAAATGGATTCGTCTATGCGCGCATTTTGATCACGGCTGGCAACGGCTCGCTTGGCGCAAACATCGCTGCCGTGTCGGTAAAACGGGCACGGCACAATCCGCCGAGCCAGCCAGCCGCATTTACCCAGCGGATTCGGGTCGGCGTGGAAGAGAATACATCATAGACCCCTTTATGTGCCATGAATATATGGAGGGTAATTTATGATTATCTCACCGCCAGCCCAGCGCATACGGGGCAACCAACGAAGAACAGCGACAGAAGAGACGATGCCTCCCGTCAATGGCGTGGAGGTTGTCGTCTTGGTCGCAGGCAAATACAACGGCCCCGACCACAAAAGCATTGGGGAACATCCGGTCGGGGCTACCCTGGTTATCGCCTCCGGTGGCTATAGTAGCTATCTTATCCAAAATGGCTACGTCCGACCCGCGATCCGCGAGGCGGAAACTTCCCCTCTCGCTGCGCTCATCGAACAAGCGATTTGCGAAAAAATGGAGGCGCTAGCCACTGCCGAACCGCAAGCGGCTCTACCGCTTGCGGAAATGCCGGAAGCGGTAGAGCCGCTTGCGGCAGAAGAGACATACGGCACAGATCCAGATCGCCCCTGGCTTTTCTGGACGGAGTCTGGAGTGATCGAGAGCGTCGCCCTGTCTCTGTGGGAGGCAGGGTTCATCAGCGCTCAGCGGACGACCGAACTAGGGCTGGATGTTTTGCTTGGCGTCAAGGGTGTGGGGCCGGTGACGGCAAAAAAGATCATGGCGTGGGCGGAGGCACATGGCTCCTAACTATTGTACGATAGGCGATATTCGCGACCTAACCGACGATCCAGATGTCGGAGCGGGCTTGCTGACTTTGATTATTCCTGCGGTTTCACGCGGGATTGATCGACATTGCCATCGGCAGTTTTACTCGATCACGGCCGCTCGCTTACACGATTACAATAGTGAAGAGCCTGGTCTGATCCGGCTCAAGGATGATTTACTTTCCTTGAGTAGTCTTACCACGACGGGCGGAGACGAGTTTGACAGCACCGACTTTCTCTTTGAACCAGATCGCCCACCATACGGGCGATTGATTCTCAAACCAGGGAGAAGTTTGACATACCTGGATACGTACAAGCAGGCGATCACCATTACGGGGAGCTGGGGCTACAGTGATTTGCCACCGGACGAGGTGACATTGGTGGCAAAGTTATGGACGCTCGCACTCTACCGCCAGGTAGATCTGATTGGGATTGACTCGGCTCGAATAGCCGGCGTTAGTGTCCAGTTGCCGAAGCTGACAGCCAAGATGCTACCTGAGCTATCTGATTGGCTAAAGCCGTTTGTACGGCACTCGATAGGGGCGATCTGATGCTGATCGGGATCCGCACGGCAAAAGCGATGTTCCGCGCCGCCCACCGCGCTGCGGGCAAACCTACACTTTTTCTCATTCCGCCTGTGGAAACCTGGACGCTGCCTGCGGGTGTAACCTACGACGCTTACCGAGATATCTTTGTAACCAGCGGTGGCGCGCCACAAGCGGTGCTGTGGAGCGATCAGGTATTGAAGCGTATTGACTATATCCCAGATCGGTCGATTACCGGACTAACTTTCAGCCTGACCGGTATCGTTCCCGAAGACACGACGCCGGTGTCGTTCCTGTGGAGCAAGGAGACGGAAGCGGCATTGCGTGCAGCGTGGGGTGTCTCGTTGGGTGGCGATCTTTACCGAGTTGCTACTATCGATCTGTCTCCGGTCGGTGTGTCACCGGCGTATCTGCTCAATGTCTCACTGCGCAAAGGAGTTCTCGGCGCATGATAATGGCGACTGTGCTGCGCGATTATATCGACGCTATCAAATCGGCGGCGACCGATGCCGGTCTGTCAGTCGCCGTCATGCTAGGCTATCCCGAAGAGGGTCGCCCCTTGCCAACTTTGCCGATTTTCGCCTGCCGGTTCCAGCGTGACGATTTCTACCGAGATGGAGCAGCGCGTACCATTGGGCGCACCGTGCCTGCGGGGGTGCAGATAGATGCGATCTTGTCCGTCTTTACTGAGAACGAATATCAGTTGCTTCAAATGGTTGATTTTCTGCGGACGGCCCGAACCAGCATAACAAGCCTAACAGTGGGAACAGATATCTTCGTTCTGACCTATGGTGCGACGAACCGGATGGAGATTGGACAGAGTGACATCCAGAACCATGCGGCGGAAATTAATGTTACGTTCGTGGCGAGAATGAAATAGGAAGTTACGCGCACCCTCTCTCTGCGCGTTCTTCAACATCTCCAGTAGTAGCCCTGGGCGTCCACAGCCCAGGGCTACTATGGAGGAATGGGAGGAGCGATGGCTGGCTTTAAAACCATGAATGATTGGAAAACAGCGTTGTTTCGGATGCGCGGTCAAATCGGAGAGGTGACAAAAAAAACCGTGCGGGATGCGTCGCTCATGGCACGTGACGCAATCCGCAAGCGTATTCCTCCGGCAGCGGAAATGAGCCTATTTCCCGGCTATGCGGCAACGGGTCGCATGAAAAGCATGATCGTAGGCAGTAACGTGAGAGTGGTTGGCGGGGAATATGTGGCTCGCGTAGGGATTAGCCAAAGCGCTCCTCGCTTGGAGATACAGAAGATTTATGTCCATGAATATGGCATGATCATTCGTGCCAAGAACGGTCCTTACCTTGTCTTTCAGGTGCAGGGACGATGGGTGAAGGTGCCGTTTGTCACCATCAGCGCTAAGCGCTTTGTGCATCATGGGTGGGAGGATGCACAATCAAGATTTCCGCAACTCGTTTTCGATCAAATGAGCCGCGCTACGCGGTCATAAGGAGAAATTACAATGGCATCACCAACTACAGTCCCAGCCTTTCAAGTTCAAGAGGGACAGGTCTTTATTGTCAAGAAAGGCACAGATGTTATCGGCCAAGTGACCCGCATTAACCCGCAGGCGCAGAGCCAAACGCGCAAAATCGCGCGTTTAGGCGACACCACTAAAAAGGTCAGCTATCAGCCGACCGAATTCACGGTCAGCATGGAAATGTATAGCGAGTATGATCCAAAGCAACTCGCCATTTTGCTGGCCGGCACACAGAAACCTGGATCGGGCGGATGGGTCGGCACAGAGGTACTCTTTCTAAATCCGACCATTGCCGCCTACGACCTGCTGATCGACGTTTACGACGCTGCTACAGATGGCAGCGACACAAAAGTGGGAACATGGACACTCGACAACTACAAGCCCACTTCGCTGAACATCAACATCCAAGCCGATAATCCGGCTACGATTACGCTGAACGGGGAAATGGAGAATCTTACTTACACGCCAACGGCTGGTACTGGAGCGTAATGCGGACGTTGGTATAAGACATAATCCCCAAGGTAGTAGGGGGGAGGTGCAGATGACCGCCGACCAGTGGGCAGAACTCATGGCTATCGTGCGAATTGCCTGCTATACATTCCTGGGCATCGCTGTAGTCGTCAACGCAGCACGCAACTGGCTACGTCATAGAAGACTTCTGGCAATGGTACACTCGCTCACGGGTGTATTCTTATTCGCAAGCATTCATTACGTTGAGCCGCGTTCAGACATGCTCAGCCGATTATTAACACCAGTCGTCGTGCTATGGGCTTGCACCGTTATTATCTACATTTATCGGTCGAGGCACGCCAAATGGGGGTACTAGTGAATGGAGGCAATATTTTTTGCCGCCTCCATAGCGTTTACGATTGCACTATTTGCGTTAGCAATGCTTGGATTCCGTTCTGGTTTTCTCAAATTGCCGATAAGTACAGATGACACAATTGACGATCTTCGCAAGGAAATAAAAAAACTTGCGGATGAACGGATAGAACTTAAGCAACATGTCGACTGGTTAACCAATGAGCGGAACCAGTTAATGCAAGAATTAGTTACTGCGACGCGCACCATTGAGCAATTGAAGCGGGACGGGGCGGCATTAGAGGAGAAGTTAGCGGTCATCCAAGCAAAGGTCGATGACCATAATGCCAGAATCGATGGTTTGCGCGTGCTGGCGATCTGGCCCAATCGGGAATTAATGGTAGATAGCGAGCGCAGGTCGCTCAGCGAGATTGGGGTATCGTATGAGCCGCTCTACGGAGAGCGAGCCAATAAGGGCGAGATATTGCGCCAGATGCGGCTCGACGGATTCACCGTAATCGAGATCGGAGCGCATGGGGATGAGGCGGGGATACATATCGCCAATGGAGACATCCTCGATGCGACATTCTGGATCGGCGTATTGCACAGAAGAACAATTCGCATGGCTTTACTTCTGGCCTGCTATAGCGATACATCGATTGCAGACGCTTTTCGCCGTAGTGGGGTTCGACACGTCATTGCTGCAACCGGCGAGATTGAGGACAGCAATATAGCGCTCTTTGTCTATGCATTCTATCAAGGGTACGCGGATGGACTCGACGTGGAGCGTTCGTTCTTTGAGGCAAAACTTATCATTCCTCGCCAGCAAGCGGACATGTTGGTACTACACAAATAAAAGAGAGAGAGGGGATTATGGCTGTAACAACCTATGATATCGAGGCGATCATCAACGGAACGCCTCTGCCTATCGAAACCCCTTACCCGCTAGATGATCGCGGAGAGGGGTTTCGATGGTATATGGCGCAGCCTTCTGATTGGCTGTATGACATGGCGTCATCTGTGCGAGAGGCGGCTATTGCCGAGGCGAGTGCTTCACCTGAGATCAAATTGGTTGAACATTTGCCGCCAACTAGCGCATGGATAGAGCGACAGCTACAAAGCAAGGAAACGGCAGAACGATACATCGCTGAGCTTGAGGCAAAGGTTGCACTTACGCCGGAAGAAGGCATTACACTAGCGAGCTATAAATCGTTCGTTAACAACTGGATTGATCCGTCTGACTACAATCGAGCGAGGGAGATTGTAGCCAAGCGTGGCCGGGTCGCCTTCGAGACATATCTTATTCCTCGCTTACTAGTCGATGAGGATGGACACATTCTTTTTGATCTAAATACTGAAGATGGTAGACGGCGATGGGGATGGGTCGGCCAGGACGCAAAAACCGAGCTACGCACGCCGCTTTATCAGGTGCTACTACTGATTGAGACCGCAAAAAATTACAAGGCCGGCAGGAGTTCAGCACCAAATTGACCCTAGCCGGCCTTTTCAATATGCCACCAGCCTTTGCGGGTGGATTCTGGAAGATCACTGCCGCGCAGCGCCATTTGCTTCTTACGCCAACGCGGGATAGCGAATCGCCGCAGGATAAAAAGTTTCCAGCACGGAGATATTCTCTAGCTGAGTTGAAGGAAATCGACGCGCGGCACGCCATGGACGACCAAGGATTGCGAGGGACAGACGATGCTACCAGCGCTTGAAGGCGATATTCGCCTGAAAGACGAAACGGGCACAGCATTCGACACAGTGATAGCGAATGCACAACGGGCTAACCAGGCATTGACCCGCACGCAAAGCGATCTTACTCGATTAGAAGAAGTCTTCGCCAAACTCAACGTTAAAATGGGGCAAGGAGGCGGCTTCTTCGACATGCTATCGGGGAAGGGCATCAAGACCGATGAGGTGCTAAAGCGCGCCTTCAACGCTGACGATCTGGGGGGGGCGACTTACCGCGAGATTGCCACACAGGTTCAAGAGTATAAGCGTCAAACCGAACTTGCCGCGGCGGCAACTGCGACGCTAAGCCTTCGCCTGGGTAGCGTCGCAGGGGGAAACTTGGCGGTGTTTGACCGACTAGGTTCCCGGGTTGAAAATCTAAAAGTAGGATTCGCCGCGCTTGAGCAACGTTCACAGTCGCTTTATGAACGTATCCAGAGGATCAATGCCGGTGACACTACTGCTACAACGCGCGGTATATCTGCCCAGACCGCTGGGATTGAGAAAGTCGCCGCCGATACCGACCGCGCAACACAATCGCTAAAACTTACCCAAGCAGAAGTCGCAAAACTGGATGAAGCGCTGGCTCGCCTAAATGTTCGCAGTGATATGCGAGGCGGCTTCTTTGACATGTTGTCCGGTGGCGGGCTGCGCATGGACGATGTTTTGGCCAGGACGTTGGCAGCGGACACGACCGGCAGCAATACCTTCAAAGAGATGTCTGACCAGCTTCGCGCTTACGTGGAGACAACGCGGAGCGCCACGGCCGCGAGCGGAGTGTTGGCCGAAAAATTGGGCGGGGTCGGCGCACCAGGTGAGGATGCGTTTGCAAAATTAAAAGCACGCATCGAGACCATGAAAACGGATGTGGCCGATCTACAGGTGCGCTCCGAACGCTTCTACAAAAGTTTGCGCGATGAGGCGGCGGCGGGCGGCGCCCCGCAACTGGGCACTACGCCTTTCGGGAATATACGGGAAACGTCACAGGGGATCCTGACGATAGTGGGCGGGGCGGCATCGGTCGTAGCCGGGCTGGACGGTGTGCGGCGCGCCTTTCCGCAATCGGAATCAGATACATTTATCAAGACGTTGACAGTGGGCCTACCGCTGGCAGCGGTAGGCTTGGTGCGGATGTCGAGCGGATTGGCAACACTCGTTGGCGGTATGAAGTCGGTGGGATTCGCCATCCCAGAAAAAGCGCTCGACACGTTTCTCGATGGCATGGGGAAAATCCCCGACTCGGTAAAAAACATTTCAAAGTTGGCACTCGGCTTCGGCGGAATCAAAGACCTCATTCCAGAAACTGCGGCCAGTGGATTTTTAAAAGGCATGGCTGAGCATATCCCTGGCATATCCAGTGGATTCGTAAAGATGGCAGGTGGGGTCGGACTGGTAACAAGCGGCCTTGGTGCGCTTGTTAGCGCAGCCATCTATGTCAACGACGTTTTCGATCAAATGAATCAGCGCGTTGGCGAAATGGAACAGTTTGCGGCCAACCTAGGATTTCTCTCCTTTCGCGTTAATACCGATACGCTAGAGGCTGATTTAGATCAGATTCAGGCAACATTGGGAGCGCGGATCAGTGAGCGAGATCTGGCTACGATCATGCTTAAAATTGATCCGTCGTCGGCGCTAAGCGACCTAAAAACATTCGAAACAGTCGCCCGCACCGTACAAGCCTTCGCTGACGAGTTTGGCGGCGATTGGCAAGCGGCTCTCGATGCCGTGTCACAGGCCATCCAACGCGGTGATGGCGCATGGCTGGAGCAGAATGGATACATCTACAACGCTGATAAAGCATTAAATGACTACGCTCGATCATTGGGAAAAAGCGTTCCTCAGCTTACCGATCTAGAGAAGCAGCAGGGTCTAGCCAATGCTGTGATCAAGGAGAACGCCACGCTCGTCAATGAGGCAAAAACCAACGCAGACATAGCGCGCGAGGCGAATGAGCGATTTACGGCCCAGCTTGCGGATATGAAAACGGCTCTCATCGAGTTAGGGAACGCCTTCCTGGACAATCGCATGAACGCGCTGATGAACTGGTTCGCCGATGACTCGACAATGGGGCCAGCGATGGCAAGCATGGAAAAGTGGATGTCCGACCTAGCCGGCAACGAACGTATCCGCGCTCAGCTATCCGATGTCGCAGAGGAGAATTTTGACCGCCTCCTGGCCGAACGCGACCGCTTATCCGCCCAGATCACGGATTTTACGGCCGCCATCCCTGCTGCGGAAGCAGGGGGTGACGAGACGCGCGTCAACTGGTTGAAAGAAAATATCCAACAACTAGAAGCGCGGATGAAAGCGATTGACGCATCGATTGGGGTAGCGCGCGAGGATGTTTTTGCAGGTCGACCAGTCACCCCTCTACCAAGAGCGATTGATAATTCTAGCATAGCGGAACAGGTTGCCACGCGCGAATTTGAAGTAAAAGCGCGTTATGAATTAGAACTGGCGAAGGCGCGCAATACACTGGAACAGGCGACGCGCGATCTAGCCTCTGCCGAACTGGAACGCATGGCGGCAACAACTGGCGATCCGACAAGTCAAATGGTGGTCGCCACATACGAGGCTGAAATCGAAAAGAAAAAGGCGGCTATCGAATCGATGGACGCCGACATCAGACGACTAGAAGAAGAGCGCGCTACGCCGCCAACGTTCACCGTTGATCCAGGCGATCAGAGCGCTAACCTATCCGCACTGGGTAGCCAAGTTGAAATCATCAACGGACAGATCGGAATCATCGAAGGGCGCGTCGTGGCGCTTAACAACGCAAGCAATCTGGTTAGCCAGATCACAGCGCTGAGCGAGAAGATCAAGGCACTTCAGGACGCAGGTGGCGATCAAGCCGAAATCCAACGGCTGACCGAAGAGCGCGCTGTAAATCTGCAAAATTTCCTGGATTTATCAGAGCGACTCAATGCACAGGGGATCGCCATCTCGTTACCGGATATGCCGATTGAGCAGACCATTTCCGCGATTAACGAATACGCTGGTCAATCTATGACGGCGCTGGAACGATACCGCGAGCGGCTCAAGGAGATCGAAGAGGATATATCAGAAACCGAGGCGCTGATTGCGGCGGGGCCGCAGACCGTAGTGGACACTGAGTCGGTACGTGCCATAGGCGTACAACTCGATGCGCTTCGAGAGAAGCGGGCGCTTGTGCAATCTGAGCTTGCCGAGATCGAAGAGTTACTGAATAGGCAGCAATCAACGCCGGAAGCGGTAGCGGCGCAGGCAGCGGCCGCTCAAGCCGAATCGGCGCAAGCCCAGGCTCAGGCGCGCGTGGAGTTACTGGAGAGCGAGAAGGCCTACCTGCTCTCGCTTACGCAGGTACAGCAGGCAGCGGCGACCGGAAACGTTGGTATGTGGGAACAGGCTCAATCTGGCGTCGATGAGGCACGGTCTCGCCTGCATACTGCTTATCAGGAATTTTTTGCAGCCAATGCCAGTGACGCACAGGCGCTGATTGACGCGAACAGTCGCCTAGCTGAGTATCTGGGCAAAGATTTTCTAGAAGATATCGCCAGCGGGCGGCTACCAACGCTGGAAATATTTAAGACAGACGATATCAGCGATCAGGCACTGGCCGCACTGGATGCTGCGGAGAAGGCACTTGCGGGAGAAACCGTTGAAGTGCCGGTGACGGTGACGGGCGACGGCCCGACCGCGGCAGAGGCCATGATTGCATCGGCGCGTAAGATCGTAGAGGATAGCAAGCGCGCCTTACACGGCGCGCTTGCAAGCGGCGATGAGGAGGCGATTGCCGCTGCGCAGGGCAATCGTGACGCAGCGGCAGCACAAGCAGCGCAGACTATAGCGTCTGTGGCCTATGCAAAAGCGCTCAACGAGCTAACCTTAGCGCGACAGTCGAATAACGCGGTGGCGATTGAGGGAGCTACCATTGCCCTGCAAGCTGCCGAGGCAACATTAGCAGAGGCCAGCGCAGATGCAGATGCCGCCGCTGTCAAGGCCAACGCGAGCAGTATCAAGACGGCGCTACTGACACAATCTGCGTCGGAGGTCGCGTCATTGCGGCTGATTGCAATCGCAAACCGAGAGGCGGCAGTGGCGGAAGAAGATCACACCGTGGCCATGGAAGGCGTGGCCGTGGCGGGTGGGATTCTGGTCGATGCCGTTAGCGGTTTGCCACTGGCATTCAACGCGGCCGCGTTGAATGCCACACAACTGGATTCTGCGCTGGCCGATCTGGAAACTCGGATGCAGCAGATCGAAGGGGCCGCTATTAGTGCTGGATTTAGTATTGCCAATCGGCTAATCCCTGTCATGGGACTGGCCGGCTCTCTGCAGCAAGCGGGGCAGTGGGCGCAACAGGCGCGCGGCATTACTGATGTGTTCGAGCAGATCAACCAAACTCGCATGTCGGAAGGGCAAAACCCACTGGGCGGCGAAGTACTCAACGCCTCCATGGACGCATTGCGCCAGTCGTGGAACGCGATGGCAACCGACTCCGTCAACAGTATGCGTAAAGTTGAGGGGGCTGGCGCAGGGGCGGCCGCGGGCATGGAGAACACGGCCAAGCGCATCGATAGCGCCCTTGACGGATTAGTTCAAGGGGTATTGAAAGACTCTACTAAGGGGCTGATTGACGTTGACAGTATGTTGCCGCGCGTGGATGAGGTAGATGAAAAGGCGCGACGCATGGCAGACGTCGCAAAACTTGGCTTTAAATCGCCTTGGTACGAAGGTCTGTCCGATCTCTTCCCCGATGAGATCCTCGCCCAGGGAGAGGGCAAGGTAAAAGAACATGCAGCTAGACTGGTACGCGACCACCAGCAGGGGCTGACTACCATGTTCTATGATACAGACGCGGCAGCGCAACGGGTGCTGGATCAACTCGTCGCCAAACAGAATATGGGAGAGTTCGTGGCAGGCGTGCGGGAGCGCGTCAAACAATTGGGGGCCAACGTCGAAGACCTGGATATTATGGAAGCGCTAGGGATTGACGTAAGCGACCAGAAAATGGGAGCCGCTGCACAGTCTGCGCAAAAAACGATGTCCGAGATCGTGCCAGGATACCAGGAGATCATCAACCAACTAATGGAACTGGGCAACGCTGAAAGCCCGATTATTGAGCTACTGACGCCGAGCGAGGAGGGGGCGACTACCGTCAAAGAGCAGGGGGCAGCGGTTGCCACCTCAATGGGAGAAGAGGTGGTACGGCAAGCGACGGAAGGCGCTTACGGCACAAGGGCAGTCGATGCCATTATCAATCAAATGGTCGCCAAAAAAGAGGCGATCCAGAAGGCGGGGAGAGACCTGGCCGACTGGATGGGTACGTCGCTGACTGGGCGATTCCGTGACAATGTGCCATCGGAATTGCTTGACATCTTGATCGTTGAACTCGGCCCGCTGATGGCGGCCGCTCAGGCAAAGGAGCAGGAGCGACAAGGGGTGCTACCATGATTTTAGCAGGACGAACGCTGGTTAATCCGGTCACTGTTGCTGTGGACGGCCATTACATTGGCGTCGCGCACGGTCTGCGCGATGGGGTCTTCCTCCATCGGCGCAAGCGCTTCCCCGCCAGTGGTGCCGCGTACTACCAGCAGCGACACCTTATCAAATTAACCTTTGCCGACATCGCAGAGGATGAATATTTAGAGATCGAAGCAGCCTATAAGGATGCGCTTATTGACTACGAAATCATGAGTGGGATTGCTGGGCTGGGTATTGATCTACCGTCGCCGGGTGTGCCGCCCAGCGGGGTAACGATAGATGCATGTTACGTCACGCCGGCCCCTGGCACACGCCTGTCGGCCGACACGGTAGAAGGATGGCAGATGCGCGGAGCGGTGCTACTTGGCCCCTATCTCTACAACGCGGAACTGACACTGATCACGGGGGATCCGCAACAGATTTACGGGAACTAACGATGATACCATCTATTGCAGGGATCAATCTACCCGCACCCCAGAAGCGCGCAAAGTCCCCTGTGATCAAGCACGTTGACTACGTCAGCGTCAACGAGACGATCCTGCGCGATATCGGGGCTGGGCCACAAGAATGGAGCTTCTTTTTGCAATGGGAAGCCTTGCAAAAGTTAGAATTTGACGCGGTGCGGTTGGCGTGGGAAGCGATTATGGAAACAGAGAGTGTCGCCGGTGAATGGTTTATTGACATCGACACATCTGGTTACTATGTGCTACCCGATAACGCGGAAAACTTGCGCTTCACCTATACCATGTATAATGGACGGGTTAGCACGAATCCATCTTATACCGTACTTTATGATTGCACGCTGCTATTTCGTGCGCAGGAGACTGTCGTATGAGCATTACACGTATCGTAGCGCTGCGCGTTAGGTTTAAATGGAACGGCGCTGATTGGGTAGACGAGACGGCCCGTGTGCTAGCGATAAACGGGGCGCTAGAATATCAAGCGCTCCATGAGGCAATGGCCAGCGGGAAGCACATTATTCAGCAGGCCACCATACGTCTGGCGAACAAAGATCACCGGTATAGCACATGGCACACCGCCAGCGTTCTGTATCCGTATCGCACGACGGGCGGCCCATACCAAGCCCCGTGTGAGATCGCGATGAGTGTGGATGGGAATCCATACCAGATTGTCTTTACCGGCTACGTCAAGTCGCCTACCGAAAACTACATCAAGAACGATGTCTCATTCACGATCTGGGACAAGGGTGAGATCCTACGTAAAAAGTATAGTACGGCCATGCTCCAGAATTATATGGAGCATGACGTGGTCATTTATTACTTGCAACTTGCAGGGTTAGTCGATGGCGTCGATTTTATTTCACCGACCTATGCATCGGTCAACGGAGGAACGGCGACAATTGATTACGCAAGCACACGAATCCCCTATTCCTGGTTGGACGATGAACCGATCTGGGATGAGTTGGCGGATTTAGCGCAGGCGAGCGGTGCGCAGGTATACGTGACGCGTGACGGGTTCGTGTGCTTTCGTAAGGGCTATCAGTGGGCGACAATTGGCGCCCAGGAGACGGTCACGCCCGATCAATACAACGACATCGAGCCAAGATTCGATGACAAATCGTTTTATGACGAGGTGCTAGTCGAGTACGCCGAGCGGGTGCCCGGCGACGCCAGCGATGAGCTATGGAAACTAGATCGGCCACTACTGATCTACCCATCAACGACGGAAGAGATTGAGGCAAAGCTGCGCTATCCGGCAATCACCATTACGCCGCCCGTTGCCAATACTGATTACTTTGTTCGCAATCTGGCGGGCCAGGATAAAATTGCAAGCATAACGCTTGTCCTAACCTACGCTGCGCAAAAAGTGGTTATCCGCGCCACAAACAACACCGGGGAAATGGCGATTCTGTCGAAGATGTCGATCAAGGGTCAGCCGCTGCTCGGTCAGCCAAGCAAGCAGACGAAGGGTAGCACTGGTTCAGACAACTATGATCGCGAAATATCGGTGCGAGGCAATCCGTATATACAGAGCCAAGTGCAGGCGGAAGGGGTCAAAAATTTTCTTACATGGTGGTACAAGACAGTAAAAATGCTATGGAAGATCAAGGGCATCAGAGGCGTTCCTACGCGCGCGCTGGGAGATCGAATTACATTTAAGATCGAGGGGCAGACGCTGTATGGGATTACCACGCGCATTGAGTGGACGATTGGTTCAATCGAGAGCGGAGGTGCATTTGGCTACCAGCAGTCACTGGATTTAGTGGAAGACGTATTCACGGGTGAAGGCACTTTTTTTAAAGTAGGCGTTTCTCAATTGGGAGGCGGGGACGGAGTCTGGTTCTAATCTATGATACCTCAACCTGTACCAGAATTTGCACATGGCGCTGTCGTATCAGCCAGCACCGATCTAAATGTTATATCGCAGAATCAGCAATTTGCCTATGACGCCAAGAACGCGGTGAACTTCCCATTCGAGCGCATACAGCGCACAGAGGATCGCCGTCATTGTCTGCACCGTTACCGATACCTTCATTTCAGTTGTGAGGCAACCAATAGCAACCATTTGTGGATCAACGGCAACGACGTAGGGACGCCAGCCAGCGGCACCACGACAGGCGTGATTGACCTCCAACATGGAAATGGATATGAGGGTTCAAACCCGTATGGCCTGACCATGTATCGGCCTTATGAAATTTACTGGGAGCCGAACGATCCAATGGTGCAACGCATGTACGAGCATCGCTCCGCCAGCAATGCGTTCTCGCTGCCATCGGGCATCCCCTCTTTCACAAACGGGCTACCGGCAACGGCGACCCAAATGAATCAACTGGCGGATAATAGCGAGTTTCTCACATTTCACGGTGCGCTGATGCCTCGGCCCGGCTTTACCGCTAGGCGATATCGATTACATGGCGTGGACGGGGAATCGATGCAATCAGAGCTAATTTATCAATTCCGCCACAGATGTCGTTATATCAACATTAAGGCAAACTGGAACCCCAATGGCGCAGCAGAAGATGAGTGCGACTTTGAAATAAAGTACAACGGGGTAACGATCTTTTACGATGAGATCGACGGCAATACTAGCCACGACTACGATGTCACCATTGATTTGCATGGTGGATCCGGCAACGTGAGCCGCTCAGGTCGTGGAACATTTATCAATCAGCCATCCGCACCGGCTGTTGGTTTTGATTACCTACTGCGGATCTGGACGCACAATCCGAGTTATTGGGGAGGATCGACGGCAGAGGTGGCAATACGGATACTGTGTGAAGCTGAATTCAGCGGGATATAGCGCTAATGGCATACACCACGCCCAAATATTGGGTCTATGGCGACGAACCGAACGCCACAGAATTCAACAAATATTCGGGGAATTTATCGGCGATCTTGGTGGCCTATGACGGAAAAAACTGGGCCAATAACGGGCGCATGTACCAAGACGTTGAAATCGAGCATGAGGATTTTGCCTTTGTCCATCAAAATCAGCATCGCTGGCTTGTCTATCGCGCTGATGCGAATCCGCAATTAGTGAGCTGGCTTGATGCTAACGACACCTATGGACTACAAACAACCGAGGATGATGAGTGGGCGATCTTAGACCTGGAGCAAGTGGAGTGGCTAGCGCCGGGGCTGCTCTATAAGGTCGAGGGCTGTATCTGTGCGCACGAAACCGAGTATTTGCAGTAGGGGTAAACTGTGGCAAAACGAGACTGGCAGCGCCGGATGGACACACCTGGCGCAAGCGCGACCAACGCAGCGATTACAATAACAACTGGCGGGTCGGGCGGGACGGGGATGATCGCGCACGATCTATTTGGCCCTTATCACACAGGCGAACTAGATCGCACGCAGGCGACATGGGTAGCAACGGATATCGCAACGGCCATTGCGACCCATACGTCCATTGTAGATGCACACCACGCCAAGTTGCATTCTGTAATTGACCCAGCACACCATATCGTGTCTGGCCCACAGTATGGCGTCGTTGGGCTAAGCGCTGTCAATACGCTGGCGATCTTGCCCAGCTCTAGCAACTTGGTAGACAATCCGAACACCCTGATGCGTAGTGACGCATCAGGCGGCGTCACGGTTGCCGTTCTCACGGCGATGACAAAGGTATCTACCGTAGTCATCGACACGCCCAGCGGCGATTTGACCATCGCCCCGGCCAGCACCGTTACCAATGTCACGGGCAGCCTGGTTGCATCCACCAGAGTGCGCGCCCCGCGGCTCGATACCATCAGCGGCGATTTGACCATTGCCCCGGCCAGCACCGTTACCAATGTCACGGGCACGGCCGTTGTAACTGTAGGGGTACAGACGCCACTGATTACAACGGCCAGCAACATCGATCTTACAATCAATCCTGGCGGGACTGGGGCTGTTCTGTTCCCCCTAGACCAGACCATACGCACTACGACCTTTGACAGCGGGTTGCCGCTGATTACGGGCTGGCAGATTAACGAGGTGCCGGATATTGCCGGTTACAGCAGCCTCACGATTGGGAAAATTCACGCCAACGAGCTAACTGTCGATATTTTTGTCGCAAACGAAACGCGGATCGACCGCGGCGATCAACTATGGACAAAGTCGTATGGAATCCTCTACGCCCAGTTCACCACGCCTAGCGCCATCGGCGGGACAACTAGCATTATGTTTGAGGACAGCCCGGCGATCACGGGTGCGATCTTCACAAATAACGACTGGCTCCTCCTGCGCAAACTGGAAATCGATACCGGACTTTCGTTGTTCAATGTGTGGGGTCAGGTTTCTGGCTATGTCAATAATAACGATGGGTCACAGAGTTGGACGTTCACGCTGCGTGCGGGGCCGACTAACAAACTGATTCCGACCGGCAGTCTAGGGATTGATTTCGGACAAAGTGGACAGGCATTCATCCATCTCTCGGTCATCGATGCAGCCGGTGCGCCGTATCTCAAGCTGCGCAAGTGGTTTGGCAGCGATCCATACACACCAGCCAATTATGTGACATATGTGCAACTCGGCCATCTGGGTTCGATTGGGAACAGTCTTTACACCCCTGCGGGCTATGGCTTGTACGTTCGCAGTACTGCGAACGAGGGTCGCTTCATTGTGGCCGATGACAACGGGTTGCAGTTACGCGGAGCCGATTTTAAGGAGTACAACGGCAGCGCCCAGACAGTGAACATCTCCGCCACAGACGGCTCCGTAAAACTGGGAACTGATATCAGCAACGCGGCCACGACCACATTTGACTTCAACGGGGCGACCGGCTCACTTGCGATCAAAGGCAATTTTATTACGCCGCAAGTTGAGATTACAACCAACTATGGTGTTCTCGTAGAGGTTGGCTCAGGGATTGATCCAGAAAATGGAGTCAACGTCAATAGCATCCAATGGTTTGATAGTATCAGTAGCCCCACTGGAATTCCCTGGTTCTCAATTCGCGGCGGAAAAGACGGCAGCGCCGCAACGGGGAATATCTATGCCTATGCCGTAAGTGACGAGGCGAAAATCACCATTACGGCTCGCCAATCGGGGCAGACGCAAAGCACAATTACGGTGCGCAGTGAGTCGAGTAGCAATTCGATCATCCATTTGTACTCCGACACGATCTCCCTGCAAGCGCTGAGCGCTGTATTGCTATCTAGCCTGCAGGTGACGAGCGGCCCGATTACGGTAGGCGGAGTCTCGGTCTCATTATCCACGCATATTCACGATGATCGGTATTACACTGAGACGGAAAGCGATACGCGCTACCTATCCAAGACGGGCGGCACGCTAACCGGGACACTTACGGCGCAATCGCTGATTCCATCCACCGACGCGACCTACACGCTGGGGACGAGCGGTGCGCGCTTTGACGATCTGTATACCGTCAATCTGCATGTAGATACCATTGTCGGAACGCCGGAATTTTCGCATGAGCACTCGGCTAATGACATCACCAGCGGCACGCTAAGCTCAGATCGATTACCAGATACAGTAACCAAAGGACTTACATTTAATGGCGGGCTTGTGGTTAATGCGGACGTATCGGGAACGTCTGGTGGATTGCGGATCATTGTCGATCATGCTAATAATAAGCTATGGGACTTTGTTGGGCGCGCTCAGGACTTTGCAACAGTCGGGGATCGAAACGATCTGTTTCTCTATCAGTATGACGGCACTACGTTCCGTGTTGCGTTCTGGATCGAAAACAGTACGCGGGTCGTAGACTTTGCGCAGACCCCCACGGTAAACGGGGCTGCGATTGGATTGGCAAATCATAATCACGACGCAAGTTATGTGCCATTGACGCGCACGGTGAGCGCCGGCTCAGGGATATCTGGCGGCGGCGCGCTGAGTGGGAATATCACGTTATCCCATGCAGATACAAGCTCACAGGTAAGCAGTAGCAATACCGGTGCGGCCGTCATGCAAAATGTCATCCTCGACACCTATGGACACGTGACGGGAATGACAGTGGTCGATCTGGCAACCACCTTCAACAGCAGCTATGTGAATGTGACCGGGGACACCATGACCGGCACGCTGATCATGTCGATGGCCGCCGATGAAATGATCAGGCTCGCCTCCACAAGCGCGACCGGCAATCCGTTTATAGCCTTTTTCCAGACCATCACGCGGCGCAGTTATATTCAACATAGCGATAGCGGAGACATCCTCCAAATCGCTAGCGAATATGGGCCGATTGTGCTATCGCCTGGCTCTGGTGGATCGGAGGCAGAAGTTTTCCGCGTGGCTCCTTCAGTGGCGACCGTGACAGGCGCGCTCACCGTGACAGGGTTTGCCGGCATCGGAACCACTGCGATTTCACCGCTTCACGTGCATACCAATGCGGGCTATAGCGGAGCGCGTTTTACTAGCAACGTGACCGGAACTACCGCCAGCGATGGCTTTTGGATAGGAATTGATAATCTGGGCGGTTACATCTGGAATTACGAGAACATTCCTGTTATTATCGCCACGAATAATATTAGCCGCTTCACAGTTTTGGCTGGTGGCGATATCACGGTCAACGGCAGTGCCATCGGGGCGCAAAACTGGGTAGTGAATAGCGTTGGCTGGAATATTACTTATGCGGGTGCCGCCGACGTGCGGTCGCTGTCCACGACAACGTTGTCTGTTTCTTCAAGCGCTACTGTCGGCACAACATTACAGGTAGCAACAAGCGTTGCATCACCTCTTTACACGGTAGCCAGCGGTGATGTAACGGTAAGCGCGCCTAGCACGGTCTATCTCAATGCGGCAGCAGATCGGTCGGTCGATTTACAGATTGCAGGCGTAACGCAATGGTCGGTAACTGCCAGCCGGTTGCTGCCACGCGGTAACGTCGTAGTCGACATTGGGGATTCTAACCGGCGCGTGCGCACGATCAACGCAGCGGAATTGAATGTGGAGGTACTGGTCGCGCAGGACGTTATGGCTACCATCGGCGGTCGAATCATGGTGTCACCGACCACCATGCTGATCGCCGAGACACGTGGCGATCAGGTATCCACGCTGTACACAAATCTCGTTTCTTTTTGGGCGCTCAACGAGGCTAGTGGGAACAGAGCAGATAGCAAAGGCAGCAACAGCCTCACCGATACGAACACTGTAACCAGTGCTGTCGGGAAATACAGCAACGCTGCATCATTCGCGAAGGTCAATAGCGAACGTCTCGCGATCAACGATAATACGAGTTTAAGCGTTGGTGATATCAATTTCTATGCATGTGCCTGGATTTTTCCTACCTTGGCTGACAACACAGAACAGACGATCATGGCTAAGGCCGGGGCAAGCAGCAATCGAGCCTGGCGGCTCTGGGTGGACTGGGCGACAAGCCAGGTAAAATTCCAGGTCTACAACAGTAGCAACGTGGCGACTACCCTAACGGCAACCGCCACGATCTTGGTCAATACTTGGTACTTCGTGGAGATGTGGCACGACGCCACAACAAACGTAATTGGCGTGGCTGTCAACGGGACAACTTACACCGCAGCACACAGCACCGGTGTGAAGGATGACACGGGGCCATTTCAGATTGGGGCATTTAATAGCACGGCATTTTTCAATGGACTGATCGATGAGGTCGGTTTCTGGAAATACCTGCCGACATCTTATGAGCGTTCATTCTTGTATAACGTGGGGTATGGGCAGAATTACACGGCCATTGCCACCGCTTGTACACTGGATACGAAGCACAATCCGTTTGGGCCAGGGGACTATATCTACTTTTCCGCGTTATCTGCGGGATATCCGCAGACTGAAGTGATGAGAATCGGAAGCGCAGGGGAACCGATTGCGGGAGGATATCGCTACCTTGCTGCGCGGAATTTGGATGGCAGTTCAGCCAATACATGGGGGGCAGGCGACGCGCTGGCCGGGCTGGGAGCGTCACCGGGAGAAGGATACATTGAGCTAACCAGCACCAGCACAATCCACAACCATTATGGCCCGACAATTCTAACCTATGTGCGCTGGTCATCCGATGCGTGGAATAGTGTAGTCCCCGCAACCGCCAATGGAAATATGCGCGGTCTGGTTGATTATACTGTGGATGAGTTTGGGCAGGCAGCAGGGAATAATTTGGCGCTCTCCCCTTCTACCGGCTTTCGAGGCTACACAATAGACAGAACGAACGGTCTTCGCTTATTCAACACCGATCTTGCGATCTACGAATCGACCACGCGTCGGTTTGAAATCGACGCTGACACAGGGCTAAGCTTACTGTCGGACGACGTGCTTACAAATCAGCGGCAAATTATTTCCTGGTATCGCGATTTGAATATAAAAAGCGCTACCCCTGCCGCTCATCTGCTGGTATACACCAGTGGCAATACGAACAACATGAATTTGCTGGTTAATCGTCACACCGCATCGCTTGGCGGGAACATGACACTGGGAGTGACGAGCGCATACATTTCACTCACGGAGAGCGTTGCCGGTATTGGCTCTGGCCAGCTAGCAGCAACAAGTTGGAGCATTTTGGGCAGCGTCTATCTGAATAGCAATCAGCTATATGGCATCGGGCAACTCTCATTTACCAGCACAGTCGGCGGCACATGGACAACGTCTGGTTGGACGCGCTCTGTTATCATGCCTGGGCAGGGGACGGCAATCGTCTGGGACGGAGGAACAGTACGCGGGATTGGCGTTTCGTCAGACGGGGCGCTGTATGTAGCGCGATCTGCCTCATTCGGAGCCGGGAGCGCAGCGATTTACGACATAATCGTGTCAACCGATGGCAACACGTCATTCGGTGGCATTGCCTCTGCATCCTCGCTGATTGCATCGCCCCCCGCTGGAACCAGCGGTGTGATTATTTATCCACCAGCAACCTCAAGTCAGGCCGCGTTCTTGATAACGAGTGACGCAAACTCGTTTGCGTCATGGGCGCCATATATGCAAATTGGCCGCAATAACAATGCCAGCACGCCAAGCGCGGGCTGGATCAGAATGACCCGTAAAGACGGGAATTTCGGCGACCTATGGGTAGACAATAGCCATGTCCTACGAATAGGCTACAATAGTGCCGTCACAAGTTCAACTGATACGGGCGGCAATGTGGTAGGCCTCCAGGTTTCTAGCCTGGATCAAAAAGACGTGCTTGGCGAATCGATCAACAATGAACAGGCGATCTCCTATATCATAGATACGGCCAAGCACGGGTTACGCCATTTCCGCTACAAGAGCGGGGCTTTTGGGGGGGAAGAATTCGATGGCATCATTACCGACTACGCCCCGCGTTATGGAATGGATCGAGATGCCGCACACCCATCTGGCCGTTCGCTCAACATGATCACTGTGATCAACGACCTCATTCTGGCCGTTGAGTATCTACATGGAAAAGTGCAGGAATTGTCAAAATGAGAGCGCGATGTCTTACCCTACTAAGTCTGGCGTTGTGGCTCACTGCCACGTGCTGTATCAAGCCACAAGCGACGCCAATGAGCGCGGCACGGGAAGGATCGCGCCATGCGGTGCTATTACCGATTATCGGGAACGGGACAAGCGTTCTCCCAACGCCCGTGCCTACGCAGGATCCACTTTTGGCATGCTTCGGTGATGCGCAAGCCGTTGCCTTCTATCGGCTTTTAGAGGGCGATAGCCGCCAGGCGCGGGCTGCGACCACCTGTTCGCCAGCACTGGTTGCCGCAGCCAAGGATCGCGCCAAGACCTTAGCGCTAGAGGGTGCGCTTTCCCATTGTGATCAGAAGGGAGAATGTGCGAATCATGTGGCAGCGCGCTATGGGTGTATTCTACCGGCGAGCTATGCGCCCAACGGAAATAACATCGAATCCCTGACCGCGGGCACCGCCAATGTCAAGGCGGCGTTTGATTCGTTGGCAAACTCCTATGCCCATTTCATACATATCTTTGCGCTCAACCACGACGGAAGCGTAAACACCTTCTTTGTTCAGCAAACCCACGTGGGGATCGCCCTGGAAATCGCCCCGGACTCCTACTGGGGGTTCTACTGGGTAATCCTCATTGCCGATTGCCAGGCTTCTCGCGCGGTGGTACAATAAATACAATATCTGACGTTATATCAACCAACAACGAAAAAGCATGAAGTTTTGTTGAATTACAAGAGAGGAGTAGGCTATGGCGAATCCATTAGACCCCAAATGCCAGGCTTTTGCGCTCAACGGGGCTGGACAGGTGGTCGGTGTAAAGTTGGCGATCCGCGAAGTGGCGGGGGCAAGGTACGCTCTCAAGAGCGTGACGTTGCAGGACGAGACGACTGGGCAAGGTACGACGGTCGCCAATTGTAGCGTCCTGAACAGGGATGGGATCAACACGGGATTGCTGGTGCGGATGGCCTGGCCGGGGCCGGGGCCGTTCTGGGACGCCAGTGCATTACCTGGGAACAATGACAATCGGCACATGATTACGAATGGCTACAATCCTGGAGTTGACGGGCAGAACATGGGGCCGCTGGCGTTGCTTGTGGGCGAGCAATCCGCACCGGAGTCGGACGTGCTGTACGGGCTTGGGCTACCGATGAACCGGCATATCTCGTTTACGGTCGTCTTCCAAGAACGCGGCGCTGTCGTGGTTGACCCGCCCGCTGATGGGGAGTTATTGAAACGAGTTGAGGCCCTGGAGGCGTGGCGCGCTGGCGTGGCTGGTTTTTTCGAGGAGTTCCCCCGATGACGTCGGGGGGCAGCACACGACTTGCTGCGCACTGGATTCCTGGAAGCAATCGCGGGCAAGACCACGATTATATGAAGAGATCGCAATTTCGTGTTATCAAGATCGTCTCTACCGATCCGGCACGCGTCAGGGAAGCGTTGCAGTATGCCACGTCGGAAGTGATTATCCGTCGCCACGATATCTCTGAGGAGCAGACCGCGATGGCAAGCGATCCTGTCGGCACCGGTAGACGCCATGCGGCATTCTGGCGATCACAGTTTGCGCCAGGAGGCCGACTGGCCGGGCTACCACTAGACCGCATTTTGGTGGAAGGCATCAACGAGCCGTCGCTCCATAATGCGGCGGAAGAACAGATCGCGTTGGATTATAACCTGGCATTTCTTGAAGATTTACGGAGCTATGGGATTCGCGGACTTGCGCTGAACGCCTCCTCTGGCTGGGTGCGCAATACCGATACGGCAACCGTAAAAAACACGCGCCCGATCTGGGATATCTTTCGTCCCCTGGAGTCGGCCATTCTCGCCGGCAAGCACGGTCTGGGCCTTCATGAGTACTGGCGTGATGACCCAGACGAAGGCTGGTTCACAGACAATCAGGGCTACAAATGGGGATGGAACGCGCATCGACACTGGGCGTGCCCGTTGCGTGTTCCCATCTACATTGGTGAATGTGGCATGAGTAAGGAAATTAACGGAAAACCCGCGCCAGGTCAATCTGCCGGATGGGTCGGCAACATATCACCGGCCACCTACGCTGAACAGGTCTGGCGCTACGTCAAAGCGCTGCATCCTAACGTCGTGGCAGCGTGTCTATTCACGACCGACATGGAGAGCGAGGATTGGCGCATGGATGATACGCTACAGGCCCACGACGAGCTAGTCAAGCGGCGTACCAGCTATGTATTCCCAAGCCCGTGGCCCGTTGCAGCGCAAGTTCCCTGGAATACAACCGAGCCACCCACCAAGCCACCAACAGAATTGAGAAACCTTATTTGGCCCAAGGGATTGCGCATCACAAACTATTTCTCGGCTACGCATAGCGGGCTTGACATGGCGATGTTCCTTCGGACGCCACTCTATGCACCAACGGACGGACGGATTGCGATGAGTGCGCGGGACACAGACCCCAGCGGCGGTTACGGTGAATACGTGCGGATTGACTACCATACGTTACTCGGTATGCACTATCTAATCGGGCACATGGATGAGCGGACGGTGGCGACCGGTCAGGTCGTCAAGCGCGGGCAGCTAATCGGCTATAGCGGGAATACCGGCAACTCAACCGGCCCCCATGCGCATATCGAGGTGAGGTTGACCGCCGATCCTATCGGCGGGGCCACGATCTACCGAACAGGTGTGTCCCCATTCCGACGCGGACAAGTGGATCCGATCGCCTTTCGGGCTGCGCTGGCACATCAATACGGGGAGACAGAGGCATGATCCATTTCCTGCGCCGCACGAATATCCGAAGCAGTCCATCGCTTAGCGGTACTATTCTTCGTACCACACAACAGGGTGAAACCGGTCAATTGCTCAGTCCTACGCCTACCGCCGCAAGCGGTCATCAGTGGTACAACGTAGATGCTGGGGGCACGACTGGCTGGTGCGCCAGGGTAAGTGCTGGAGTAGAATTGTTCTCCATAGATGCGGAGCAATCACAACTAGATCAGTATAAAGATCGGGAATTGCTGGCTCTGATGATTGCCGGGGAAGCAGGCAATCAATCTCTTGCCGGACAAGTTGCAGTAGCGTGCGTGCCATTTAAGCGACTTGTCCGGCAAGAGACGCACTATGGACTGTCGCTGCGAACAATATTGCTGAGACCGAATCAGTTTTCAACATTCAACGGCGATCATTGGCGAGGGTTTGTGGGGCGCATTCCCGATTTTCTACTACTGGCGGATTTGGCAATTGGTGGATTGCTTTCTTCGCCAACTGCTAGTGCTACCCACTATTGTCGATACGATCTTGCACCCATGCCTGACTGGTCGCAGCCTCGGTATAGCATATTTCTCGCCAGGATTGGTGAGCATAATTTTTACCAAGAAAAGTAGAGAGGGACATAATGTCAGTTACGCTAACCAATGGGGATGTCTTGGCCGCCAAGGCCGCGGTAGAGCAGCTATTGCGGATTGTCATGCCGGCCCAAACCGCAATGAAAATTAGGCGCATAGCGCGCGACCTGTACGATACCGCAAGCGAAGTGGAGCTAGAGTATCAAAAGATTTCAGATCGATTCTCCCAGCGTGGGCCGGATGGGCAGATACAATTTGACATGATCGGCGGGCAACGACAGGCTAGGGTCAGCGATCAGGCTGCACTTCTTCTAGCGCGGACAGAGTTGCTTGATAAGACAATGGTCGAAGTCGAGCCGTTGCCGATCAGCGTACTAAAAATCGCTAACTCGGAAGAATTCAAACCGTCCATATTACTAGATATGGGCGACTGGTTGAAAGGCAATGTCGATATTGTAGGGAAAGCGAAAAGCATCAGAGTACGCGACATCGTTCCTACCGCCAATGGCATCTACGCGTTATGCGGTAATCCGATGTCGCTTGAAAATGCAACGAAACTTTGGAGAATATATGCGCAGTTGCGAGCCGCATCAAAGATCGCAACCGCGCAGCGGAATACATTGGTAGATCGGTATGCACGCCGAGATGGGAGCGGCTCGATCATCTATCTGGACAAGGCAGTCGATCGCGTGGATGTAGACGACGAATTTTTTCTAGAAGAGGTTGCCCTACTGGAATCTATGATCCATGTAGACGGGATTGATCTGGATTTTCTACTGGCTGTCGAGGAGAAGCATAGATTGACCGGTAACGTTTGTGCCGCATTACATGACATTATTATCTTAGAGCCTGATGGCGAAGGAGCAGAAGATGAAGACCGTACTAGATAAAATTCCAGGCACGGCATGGTCTGGGCTACTGATCACTGCCGCTGCAGTGATCCAAGCAAATTTTGAGAATGCCATATGGTATCAAGCCGCAATGTTCGCAATTTTTGGAGCACTCAAGGGATTCGGTGTCAACTATACAGCGCTCCTCAAAAAGATCGAGGAAGCGGCAGGCGAGGAATTCCCTGTAGAAGCAGCATCTATGCGCGGTATTCCGACAGTGCCGCCACACGTGGAATCGAAAGTCATAAGTTGGTTCTTCGGGTAACTTGCGTATCGGCGCGGTGTGTGGTATGCTGGGTGACGGCGAACAAGTCGTTCGCTACATGCGCAATAGATCCTTCACGATGGGGGCATATAGCCTGGGTAGCGAGGTATCCCCTCACTGCCCAGGCTATATGCTTTTATTGGGTAAAGCGAATATAAGGAGAATTTATCTTGACCCAAAAAATTGTAATCGCTACCATCGTCGCTGCCTATCTCGTTGCCTCATCACTGATCGCCGTTGCACAAACTAATACGATCTATCTACCACTGATCAATGCTGGTGCGTCGACCGCTACCGCAACGCCATCCGCTACCGCAACCGTAACACCGGATATGGCGGCAACGGTTGCGGCTCTACAGGCAACACTGACATCGCTGCCAGGATCGACAGAACTTGAGAGTATCAGGGCTACGCTCACGGCGCTAGTGCCTACCGACACGGCAACGCCTACCGACACGGCAACGCCTACCGACACGGCGACGCCTGCCGACACGGCAACGCCTACCGACACGGCAACGCCTACCGACACGGCGACGCCTACCGGGACACCGGATATGATAGCAACAATAGCAGCGGGCGTCAAGCAGACGTTAACGGCAGAGGCACCAACATCTACCGCAACGGAGACATTGACACCTACGGCAACGCCTACCGACACGGCAACGCCTACCGACACGGCGACGCCTACCGGGACACCGGATATGATAGCGACAATAGCAGCGGGCGTCAAGCAGACGTTAACGGCAGAGGCACCAACATCTACCGCAACGGAGACATTGACACCTACGGCAACGCCTACCGACACGGCGACGCCTACCGACACGGCGACGCCTACCGGGACACCGGATATGATAGCGACAATAGCAGCGGGCGTCAA